TCGTATCACCTGAAAGATCTGATGTTGTTAACGTAGCAAACGCAAATACACAAACAAGTAACGTAGTAGGTTTTTATAACTCAATACGTTCTTCTTCTTATGTTGTATTTGACAGTGGTTACAAATACCAGTATGACAGATACAATGACGTGTACAGATTTGTACCGTTAAACGGAGATATTGCTGGTTTATCAGCAAGAACTGATTTAATTGCCGACAGTTGGTATTCACCAGCTGGCTTTAATAGAGGTACTATTAGAGGTGCTGTTAAGTTAGCTTACAATCCAAATAAAACACAAAGAGATGACCTATACAGAAATAGAGTTAACGCAGTCGTTACTTTTCCTGGACAAGGTACAGTTCTTTTCGGTGATAAAACTGGATTGAGTGCTCCATCTGCTTTTGATAGAATCAATGTACGAAGATTGTTTATCGTTTTAGAAAAAGCAATCTCTACTGCTTCTAAATTCCAATTGTTTGAATTTAACGACGAGTTTACTAGAGCAAACTTTAGAAATATCGTTGAGCCATTCTTACGAGAGGTACAAGGTAGACGTGGTATCACAGACTTTTTAGTAGTGTGTGATGAAACTAATAACACAGGCGAAGTAATTGATAGAAATGAATTTATAGCGGAGATTTTTATAAAACCTGCTAGAAGCATTAACTTCATTACTTTACAATTTGTAGCAACAAGAACTGGCGTTTCTTTTGAAGAAGTAGCTGGGTAATTTTAGAATAGGAGAATAAAAAATGGCAAACATTAATGACTTCAAAGCTAAACTTGCTGGCGGAGGCGCTCGTGCCAATCAGTTTAAGGTAGTAATGCCTTTTCCTGGTTACGCTCAAGTTGGTGGCGAAATAGAAGATCTGGCTTTCTTATGTAGAGCTACATCTATTCCTGCTATGACTATTGGAGAGGTTGACGTTAAGTTTAGAGGTCGATCAATCAAAATAGCTGGAGATAGAACATTTGCGGATTGGACCGTTACAGTTTATAACGATACAAACTTCAAAGTTAGAAATGCTTTTGAAAGATGGCAAAATGGTATCAACAATATGACAGACAATGAAGGATTAACAAATCCTGCTGACTATCAAGTGGACGCATTTATTGACCACTTAGATCGTAACGGTAATACTGTTAAATCATATACACTAAGAGGTGCTTTTCCAAAAGAAATCGGCGCTATTGATTTAACGTATGACGAACAAACAGCGATTGAACAGTTTGTTGTAACTTTTGCTTATCAGTATTTTGAAACAAATACGACTACTTAAAACTTATATAAGTAGTAGTAGAGGAATATAAATTATGGCTGATCTGTTTGGGTTTTCAATAACCCGTAAAAAACAAGAGCAAGATCCGAAACAAAACTTTACTACACCTCAAGCAGACGACGGTACAACAACCGTCGCTGCTGGAGGGTATTTTGGTTCGTACCTTGATATGGAAGGCACGGCTAAGAACGAAGCCGACCTTGTAAGACGATATAGAGAAATTTCATTACATCCAGAATGTGACCAAGCAATAGAAGATATTTGCAACGAAGCAATTGTTTCTAGTGAAGAAAAAGATTCTGTAAGAGTTACATTAGAAAATATACCTTTTGGTAACGAAGTTAAGAAAAGAATAGACGAAGAATTTTTAAACGTACTTAAATTAATGAATTTTAGTACAAAAGGTTTTGAGATATTTAAAAGATGGTATGTTGATGGTAGAATATTTTATCAAAAGATTATTGATAGAGAAACACCTAAAAACGGTATAACTGAATTACGTTATATTGATCCTAGAAAAATTAAAAAAGTAAGAGAGCTTAAGAAGATGAGAAGCACTGTAGATTTATCTCTTACGAATGATTACGAAGAATACTTTATGTTTAATGAAAAGGGTGTTGCAGGTTCAACATCAGGTTCAGGTGTAAGAATTGCAGCCGATACAATTGCATTTTGTTCTTCAGGTCTAGTAGATCAAAACAAAAATATGATCTTGTCTTATTTACATAAGGCAATTAAACCAGTAAATCAATTACGTATGATTGAAGATGCTGTTGTTATCTATCGTATAGCAAGAGCACCTGAAAGAAGAATTTTCAAAATAGATGTTGGTAATCTACCTAAACAAAAGGCAGAACAATATTTAAGAGATGTAATGGCACGTTATAGAAATAAACTTGTCTATGATGCCAACACAGGAGAAATTAGGGACGATAGAAGTTATATGAATATGTTGGAAGATTATTGGTTACCAACAAGAGAAGGTGGAAGAGGAACAGATATTACTACTCTACCTGGTGGCCAAAATTTAGGAGAAATGGCCGACATAGAATATTTCCAAAAGAAACTTTATCGTTCTTTAAATGTACCAGTAAGTAGATTAGAACCAGCTACAGGTTTTAGTATGGGCCGTTCTACAGAAATTACAAGAGATGAATTAAAGTTTACTAAGTTTGTTCAAAGATTAAGAAAGAAATTTACTGAACTCTTTAATGATTTTTTAAAGACACAACTAGTATTAAAAGGTGTAATATCTATAGAAGATTGGCCTGTAATACAAGCTAATATTCAATATGACTTTTTACAAGATGGTCACTTTGCAGAATTAAAAGAAAGTGAAATGTTAAAAGAACGTGTTGCTTTGGCTGATGGTTTAGAAAAGTATGTAGGTAAGTATTTTTCACAAGAATACATTAGAAAATTTGTTTTTAAACAGTCTGAAAAAGAGATTAAAGATTTAGATAGACAAATAAGTAAAGAAGGCCCTTATGAACCTGCAGGTATGGACTCTTTAGGTGGTACAGAAACCCCTAAGAAAACTGAAACTTTAGTATAAATATAATAATAGGAGAAAAATATGAGTGAACAAGTTAAAAATTTTATTGACAAGTTGTCATTAGGACAAGCAGCTGAAGCTGGTGAAGCATTTAAAGATGCTTTAAGAGATAAAGTTGGAGATGCTTTAGAGGCGAAAAGAAAAGAATTAGCTGGTGTATTGTTTCAAGGACAAATTGAAGCAGAAGCACACAGTGATCCGAAGCCTGTGATTGCAGACCCGGCACCTAAAACGGAACCTGTTGTAAATGAAAAACAAGATTAGTAATATATTAAGAGAAACTAATCTTTTGGATTCAAAATCCTATAAAGAATTAACGCCTGTTATGAAAGAAGCGATTAAAGAGATTTATAGATTAATTGAAACAGAACAAACAGACGTGTTAACAAGATTTGATAAAGCCATAGAAAAAGTTGTGGCATCTCGTAATATAAAAAAAGATGATATTGAAAAATATTTTGACAAAGAAATAAAAGAACAAATAGGAGTTTAAAGGAACTATGGCAACATTTACAAAGATTTTATCTGATACAAAAACACACGCCAAAGTATTACTAAGCTTTGACAACGATACTGCTACGACTGCGGCCGCTGTTGATGCAAGTGCTTTGAGTGACCACGCTAACGGTGCAAAATTACACATTACACATATCAATCACGGTATTGTGGGTCGTGTTCAATTACAATTTAAAGGTTCATCTTCTGATGTAGATGCAATTGACATTACAGGTGCTGGAATTTATTACGGTGCTGTAATTAAAAATACAGCTACAAATGCAGGTGCATCAGGCGGTGATATTGAGGCCGTTACAGTAGGTGCTTCAGGATATATTTTATTAACTCTACAAAAAATAGGGTTTGCTGAGAACGCATAATATACATTATGACTATATCAACTACGACATTGGTAGATGATAGTTTTAAAACTATAATAAAAGCTAGTGGTGTAGGTAACGAAACAGAACAATTATTATTAGATGCTTCTGAATTATTAAATGCAACAAGTGAACCAAAAGTATCTATAGCAAATGTTTATTATGAAGTTGAAGGTACAGGAAAAATAAATTTTAATTTTGATTCGGAAGAATCAATTTTAGAAATAAGTGGTAATGGTAATTATGGTTTAAAACCTGGTGAACCAAAGAAAAAAAGTGTGTCAACAGGAAGTGGTGATATTTTATTAACAAGTGACGATAATGTAACAAGTTATAATCTTGTTATAGAGTGTCACAAAGAAACAGGATTTACAAACTAATGGCAGACGTAGTTACAACACAAATAATAACTGATACATCAGGTGTAAAATTTGTGGTTAAATTAACAAATCTATCTGATGGCACAGGCGAAACAGATGTATTAAAAGTAGATGCTTCAACAACTACTTTTATGACTGAAGATGGTAACAGAAAAATCAGTAAGATTTATTATTCTGTAAATACAGCTAATGCTAAATCAGCAGTAGAATTAAAATGGGACGGTGTAACTGATGCTACAGCATTGTTACTTTCAGGTCAAGGATTTTTTGATTTTAGAACAGCTGGTAATGAAATACCAAATAATGCAACCACACCAACAGGTGATGTATTATTATCAACTAAAAACTTTGCAAACGGAGACAACTATTCTTTAGTAATAGAGTTTAGATAATTATAAATAGTAAGAGAGAGAACTATGAAACTTATAAGAGAAGAAATTAACGACGCTACGTATATCGTAGAAGAAAAAGACGGTAAGAAAAATTACTCAATTAAGGGTATATTCTTACAAGCAGACATTAAGAACCGTAATGGTAGAGTTTATCCAAGCGGCGTTTTAATGAAAGAAGTCAAAAGATATAACAAAGAATTTATCAATCAAAATAGAGCATTCGGCGAATTAGGCCATCCAGAAGGACCAACTGTGAACTTAGAAAGAGTATCACATATGATTAAGAAGTTGTATCCAGAAGGAAAAAATTTCATAGGTGAAGCAAAAATTATGGACACTCCATACGGTAAGATTGTAAAAAGTCTTATAGATGAAGGCGCTAAACTAGGCGTGTCATCAAGAGGTATGGGTTCCTTAGTACAGAAAAACGGTCAAAACTTTGTAGGAGAAGATTTTTACTTAGCAACGGCCGCTGACATTGTGGCAGACCCATCTGCTCCGGAGGCCTTCGTACAAGGCATTATGGAAACAAAAGAATGGGTATGGAACAACGGTATTCTTATAGAACAAGATGTAGAATCTTGGAAACAAGAATTAATTAAGACAAAAAGACTTGATTTAGCAGAGAAAAAGGCTAGTGTATTCAAGGATTTTTTAAGTAAATTATAATAGAAAATCAACAAATTATAAATATCATTATTAAAAGAGAGATATTTTAATTGCAATTAATATAAAGGAGATTTCTCAAATGGCTACAGAAAAACAAGTAGAAGTCAAAGCAGAAACAATAGTTGAACAAGAAACTGTTGCTGATGCTCCAAAGAAGAATGCTGTAGCAGCTGAACCTACAAAGCTTTCTAACGAAGCACAAGATTTAGGGGCAGCGGTTGTGAAAGCAACTGACAGCAATCCTGACGCTACAAAAAATAACAAAAAAGTTTCTGACGCACAAAACGCAAAAGCTGCAGATGTTGACGCTAGTAAAAAACCAGACACAGAAGCTGGTGTTACTAAAGTTGCAACTCCAGGCGAAACGTTAAAGGTAGAAGAAACAGAACAAGAAGAAGTTATTGACGTTTCTGATGATGTAAAAGCATTAATCGGAGATGAAAAATTAACTGAAGAATTTAAAGCAAAAGCTGCAACTATATTTGAAGCTGCTATCAAATCAAAATTGAAAACAGAAAAATCAAAAATGGAAACAGGTTATGCTAAAAAACTTAAAGAAAATATTGATGCTACAAAAGCAGAACTCGTTGAAAAAGTAGATTCATACCTAAACTACGTTGTTGAGGAATGGATGAAATCAAACGAACTTGCTGTTGAGCGAGGTATCAAAGGTGAAATCGCTGAGGACTTTATCACTGGTCTTAAAAAATTATTTGAAGATCATTACATAAACGTACCAGACGAAAAATATGACGTGTTAGAAGATCAAGCTTCAAAAATCGAAGAGCTTAACAAGAAATTGAACGAGCAAATCGAGAACAATGTTAAATTAAATTCTGAAATTGGTAAATTGACAAGACAAGATATAGTAGATGCTGTATCTAAAGACTTGCCAGATACTAATAAAGAAAAGTTTAACAAGTTAGCTGAAGAAATTGAATATTCTAATGCTGATGAGTTTAAGAAAAAAGTAACAACT